GTACAGTTGAGGAGGTTATTTCTGGTCGCATAATAGGTGATGGTCTTGACGCTGGTACTGGCCCCGATGAAGTAGTTGATCCTGAGCCGCCTGAGCTGCCACCTTTGCCGCCTGAGCTGCCTGAGCCACCGCCTGAGCTGCCACCTTTGCCGCCTGAGCTGCCACCTTTGCCGCCTGAGCCGCTGCCAGAAGTGCCTGAGCCGCTGCCAGAAGTGCCTGACCCGCTGCCAGAAGTGCCTGAGCCGCCGCCAGAAGTGCCCGAAGTGCCAGATTTTGGGGGTCAAGGCTTTATGGGCGTACAAACTAAACCGGGCGACTTGGTAGACCTTGGTCCGCTGTACGACATAAGCGCAAGTAGTATTTTCCAAGAACCCCGCGGCGAAGACGAACAAGACACTTTGTCTTATCTGTACCCTAATCTTGGCGGTAGTGATATAGTGCAGGATTATGATATTGAAGAACTTATCAGGTTCTTAGAGAACCAACGAGGGTAATATGGCCGATCCAGTTATTCCACAACGCACAGCGATACGTGGTGTAGTTCCGGGTACTTACGACTCTGAGCGTAGGCCGGGCAGTAGTGGGCAGCGTTATTTTAGCGACATAGAATACGTTGCTAACGTAGACAGCCCTGCTGCGCAAAGGACCGCTAACCTTGCTGCACAAGCTCGTAGAAATGAACAAGCTGCTGGATTACAAGCACTTAACTTGTCTAACTTGGCTAAGCAAAAGCGCCCTGCTACGTTCCTCGACCCTGTAGAAAGTGCTGGAGGTATAGCCACAGTAACTCCAAACCAAACTACTGGGGTACAGCGCATGTACGACCTGCTGGCTCAGTACATACAAGGCACGCAAGTACAGCCTTATGGGTATGGGGAAGAGACACAGACGATGGCTCAAGGCGGTCTCGCTAGTGTAGCCCCTCAAGGTATGTACTTAGGCGGAAGTACTGATGGTATGGCAGACCAAATCCCTGCCACGATAGACAACAGGCAGCCCGCTGCGTTAAGCGATGGCGAGTTTGTTATACCTGCTGACGTGGTGAGCCACTTAGGTAACGGTAATTCAGACTCGGGTGCCAAGCAGCTTTACGGCATGATGGACAGAATACGTAAGGCCCGTACAGGGTCTACTGAACAGGGTAAGCAAATTAACCCTAATAAATTTTTAGCGTGAGGAAAAGATTATGTCCGTACCCGGCGATCCAGTAGGACAACCCGCAAGTACTGAAGGCTCCTTAGCTAGTTGGGCTTCCCCCTATGTAACTAGCATGTTAGGTAAAGGCCAAGCACTTTCCAATATGCCCTTTCAGGCGTACGGCGGCCCTCTAACTGCGGGACAATCTGAGCTTCAGACTCAAGCCTTCCAAGGTCTGGGTGCTTTGAACGTGCCTACTGAGCAGATGGGTGCTTTCACTCCGACTAGCTTTACGTCTGGCACAACAGCGCAAGACTTTATGTCTCCTTACATAGGCGCTGCTTTGGAACCCCAAATAGCAGAAGCGCAGCGTCAGGCTGAAATACAGCGCGTGCAAAACGCTTCTAGGCTGGGTAAAGCCGGCGCTTTTGGTGGGGCACGTCAAGCTATCATGGAGTCTGAAGGGCAGCGCAACCTGCTTAGAAACCTCACCGATATATACGGTACGGGGATGCAGCAAGCTTATACCCAAGGCATGGGGCAGTTTAATGTAGAACAAAATCGTGCACAGACGGCACAGGACATGACTAATCGTTTTGGTCTGGGTGCATTAGCAGCTCAGCAAGTGGGCGGTGGTATACAAAGAGACATCGAGCAGCAAGGCGTTGCCGCAGACTACGCTCAGTTTAGGGAAGAGCGAGACTACCCGTATAAGCAAGTTCAATATCAGCAGTCTTTGCTGCAAGGCTTACCCATTTCTAAAGAAGAAAGAAGTTATATTGAGCCTAGCGGTCTTGGTACTGGGCTGGGGTATCTGGGAGTTTTGGGTGAGATTTACAACGACCTTGGGCTTGATTTCCTAAACCCTAACGACCCTAAAGACCCTTAAACTAGTGGGTTAAAGAGACTAATATTATGGCTATGACAGGCGGCATTGGATACGAAATTGACCAACTTACAGAGTTGGGCGTACCTGAACTTATGCGTAGGCAGGGTGTAGACCCCCAGCTTAAGTACGCACTTGCTCTACAACAAGCTACTAAGATGGTAGAGGCCGCTGCTCGTGAGCGTGATATGTCTCAACCAATGCCTGCGCCTGCTAATGTAGTAGGGCAAATGGAAACTAGCTTAGCTAAGCGGCTAGCACCGGGAGTTCAGATGCAAGGCCAACGGAGCCAGCGTATGCAGAACCGTGCAGCGATGGGGCTACCCGGACAAGCCGCTCCTAACTTAGCCCGCATGGCCCAAGGTGGTATTGTCGGTTACGCGGAAGGCGGAGATGTCCAACAGCAAGACCCAATGCAAGCGCAATTAGAACGCTTTATGCAGCTTCAAAAACTATATGAGACAAGGCAGGCAGCGGGGGCGACGGAAGAAGAACTTACACGTATTCAAGAAGACATAGATAGTTACAGCAGGGTCAACTCTCCCGGTTATAATATTGAAATAGAAGCTGCTAAAGCCCGTGGTGAGTACAACACGCCAAACGGTATGGCTATGGGCGGTATTGTTGGGTACGAAAAAGGCGGTCCTGTAGATATGGATGCGCTTTTAGACGCACTTATGATTGCAGAAAGTGGTGGTGATCCGAAAGCGGTAAGCAGGGCAGGGGCCGAAGGTGCCTATCAAATAATGCCTTCTACTGCGGCTGATCCGGGTTTTGGTGTGTCTCCTATGGAAGGCGATAGGTTTGACCCCGAAGCAAGCCGTGCTTTTGCTCGTCAATACTTACAAGCCATGTTAGACCGCTATGATGGCGATGTTGAGGCTGCACTAATTGCATACAACGCGGGCGCAGGCAACGCTGATAAGTTTATGGCAGCTAACAGAGATTACGATGTGCTCCCGCAAACCATGCAAACTAAGCCTTATGTAAGCAAAATTATGGGGCAGGTTGAGCAAGAAGATCGCAGAAGAGATTTCCAAATGGGCGGCGGTAGGACCATTTCTACGACCGCGCCTGAAAGCTATACAGAACGCCAGCGACGCGAGACTAAAGAGCGTGCAGATCGGGCACTAGCTTCTCGGTTTGCTACAGTACCAGAAGAAACTAAGTCGGAGCTTTACGAGCCAAACATCCCTGACGCACTAGCAGTTGCTAAAGCCCAAACAGACCTCATGGGCGGCCCTACTATGAACATGGGCGAGCGTGATCCTCGTTTTTCTGACCCTGCTAATTACCTCCGAGATATGGGTGCAAAACAAACGGCAGATAATAAAGAGCGCTTTGCCCAAGCATTCCCTAAAGCTGAAAAAGCAGTTGCTGACTATGCGGAAGATAAAAAGTTAGGCGGCCTAGGCGCACTACGAACCATGGGCAGGTTACAAGAAAACCGCCGTAATGCGTTTTCCGAGGCTTTCCCTAAAGCTGCACAAGCTGCGGCTGAGTATGCGACGGATAAAGGAATGGGTGGTATTGGGGCATTACGCGTAGCGGGCCGTTTACAAGAACAGCGGGAAGCAAATGAAAAGGCTGAAGCCAACCGTGCACTGAATTACTTGAAGCAACAAGCTGAAATGCAACAGCTTTTAGAAGCCATTGACCCCGCCGCGCAAGACGTTAAAGGGTTTGATCAAGGTGGTGGCGTAGAAAGTGAAGAAGAAGTTAGCCCCGGTTTACTAGCTTCTCGCCAAACAGCTGGAAACATTGCAAACTTTTTTACAGGGCTTACAGAAGGACAACAGAAAGCGCAGCAAAGGAAAGAAGGTTTTAATCGTATAGTGCAAGCGGGTAATGAAGCTATAGCCCGAGGTGAAAACCCTGAGCAAGTTCGAGCGGCAAGAGCTGCGGCACGGAAAGAAGTAGAAACTGAGGCAGCACTAGAGGTAGCAGCGGGTATGGATAAACCCACCGTGCCGACGAGACAAGAAGCGTTTGCTGATATGTTCCCAAATGCACAATCCGTTGCCGAAAGGTTTAAGGTACAGAAGCAGTTGGGTACAGAGGAATACCCTGAAGGCGCGCCTTTGAAAGATGCACCTAAGAAAGGGTTAGCTGGACTTCTCAGCAGGATCGACATGGGCAAGGTGGCAAACGTTGTTGAAACACTGGGCCGAGGTGCCGGTGCATCTAAAGGCTTTGAAGCTGCTCAGATTGTGCAGGAAAGCGCAAAAGCTAGGGCTATACAACAGGCTCGCCAAGACCAGCTGGACAAGCTCAGCCAGCAACTTGACGTTGAACGTGAGAAGATTGGTGCTACTAAATCAGTAGCGGAGTCTAGAGCTTTAGCAGCGTTAAATAAAGAGCAACGTGAAGCCGTGAGTAAATTTATAGAACAAAACCGCGTGCAGCTTATGGATATACAAGAGCAGATAGGGGCAGAAAGTATGTTTGACCCCCGCGTACTTGAAGCAATTCGCCCAGAGCTAGAAGCGTATTTAAGTGCTATAGGTATGGCAGGGAGCGTGGGCAATATGCCCGGACTACCCGAGGGTGTAACAGTCAAAAGAGTAAACTAGATGGCTACTTTTGAAATACAGATGCCTGATGGTGGCACTTATCAAGTAGAAGCACCCGAAGGAACCACAGACGCGCAAGCTTACCAATATGCGTTAAGCCAAGTACCTCCACCCGAACCCGAAGTCGGCATAGGTGAAGCGTTTACTACTGGTTTTGAGCGGGGTGTGGGGCGACTTGGTTCTACCATTACAGACATAATTCCTGCGTTAGCGGGCAGTGCTGTAGGTGCGGACGAATATGCACAACGCCAATTCCAAGAGGCTGCCGAGAAAGAGGCAGCTTTGCCTGCTCCTATATTTCCAAGCTATAAAGACGTAGAGGGTGTAGGAGACTTTACCAAGTTCGTTGCCGAGACTATCGGTGAGCAGATTCCTAATCTGGGTGTGGCTCTTGGTACCGCTCTTACAGGAGGGGCGGCTGCTCCTGTACTCGGCGCTACGCGTGCGGCGGGTCAACTTGCTGGCGCAGGCTTTGGTTCCTACGCACTTAACGCCCCTGAAATATTCCAGAACATATACCAAGAGACCGGAAAAACTGCGCCCGGTACAGCCTTGCTGTTTGGCTCCGCTGCCGCTGCACTAGATTCAATTCTTCCTGCTGCTTTAGCTAAAAATATCTCTGGTCCTATGAAAGCAGGAGTAGTAGAAAAACTACTTGAAAAGTCAGGCATGTCGCGGGGTGTATTGCGGTCGGGCACTGCGGGCTTAGCAAAAGGTCTTGGTACAGAAGGTCTTACAGAAGGCGCGCAAGAAGGTATTAGCATCGCTGCTGAACGCTTTATCGACGACAACCCAGACATCTTTGGTAGCAAAGAGTTTGACCGCATAATGGAAGCTAGTGTCCGTGGTGCTGTGGCTGGCGGTGGCTTTGGTACAGTTGGCGGTGGCGTGCAGGGCGCTAGAGAAGGCATAGGACGTGCCCAACGACTCGCTGAGCTAGAAGAATCGCGTAAGCTAAGAGATGAGCTTAACAGAAAAGCAGCGGAAGAAGCTGAGTTAACTTCTACTATTGAAGACATACAAGCGCAGCCAGAACAAGGTGATTTATTTGGCGCGCCTGTGGTCTCAACACTAGTGCCTCCTGCGCGCCCTGAAGGTGAACCAGAAGTTACCCCTAGCGTAGCTAGATTTATGGAAGGTCGCCCGCAACCTAAAACTCGCGTTGCTAAATTTACTGACGAAGAAGTTAAAACCGAAGCAAAGCGTAGAAGCAAAGCTAACAAAACTCAAGAGTCAGTTGAGTTTGCCAACGTGTGGCGAGAGGTTAAGGAAGCCCGCGCTGCCGAAGCAACAGCTTTGTCCAACCAGATAAAAGCCCAAACCGAAATGTTTACCACTAAAGGTAATTTAACTCGCTCTGTAGCTAGCCAAAACACAGCTTTCAATGCCCTCCAAAAGAAAGAAAGAGCTGCGCAGAAAAAATTAGACGCTGCTGCTGCCAAAGCTGCTAAAGCTGCCGAAGCAGCTCAAAACAAAGCCGCAGTAGAGGAGCGTAGAGCAGCGGAAAAATTAGCTAAGGAGCAACGCACGCGGCTGCAAAAAGCTAAGCAGTTGGAGCTAGACTTACAACCTACCATAGCTACTACAGAAGTTGCGGAAGATGCGGTTGCTGCGCGGCAAGGTGACATATTTGCGGGGCTGCCGGGTGAGCAAACCCGTGCTCCTAGCGTAGGTAAAGACCTAAATAAGTTTCTTAAAGACCAAGGCTTACCTGTTAACGCCGCCACCAAAAAAGCTTTTGCGGGCCGAGACTTGGCTGTGCCTGAGCAACGTGCGCAAGTAGTAACTGATTTACGTGCCGTAGCCGAGCGCAGTGGTTCCGCTGCCAACATAAATGCTATTGATGCTGTTATCCAGCAACTCGAGCCTACCGCTAAGCCTACGGCTGCGCCTGTAGTTGAGGAAGTAGGAACGGAAGAAGTGGTAGCTGAGCCTACTAAGAAAGCTGAGACTAAGACTGCCGCGCCTGTAGTTGAAGAAACAACAGATACTGTAAAAAAACTAACGGGTGAAGACGGAAAACCGCTAATTTTATACAGAGGAATTGCTAGTGAAGAGAGCATCCCAGAAGCAGCGTTACGTGGGGAACCTAGAGAGGGTTATGCTGTTTTTGCATCAACATCTCCTTACGTCGCTGCCAGTTATAGTGGCACTCTAGAAAGCGGGGAGACACAAATAGAGAGCGTGCTGGGCGAAGAGGGTATTGTAACAGGCGCTACAGTACCATTGCACGTTTACGCAGATAAGGTTATAGAATTTCCTGTACGTGTAGGCCGTGATGGCTCCCGCTCTTTTAGCTTTAGTGATTTTGATGCTGAAGCTACTAAACTACCTGCTAACACTGTTCTGGTAGCTAGACAAGTATATGACAGCGGGCCGCGAGTCAGTAAAGTTATTGACCCAGAAAGTTTATACAGCTTCCCAAGCGATATTTATGCGTGGAGCAAAGGCACAAAAACAACTTCTGCTACTGAAGCTAAAACTACTCCTAAGACTAAGACTGCCGCGCCTGTAGAAGATGTAGTAGTGCCTGCCGGTGAAGCTGCTGTAGCAACAGAGCTAGAAGAAGCCTCGGCCTTAGCAGCGCGTATAGACACAGAAACTACGGATTTTCTTGCCCGAGAGATATACGACGCAAAGTTAGCCGCGGGGCGCATAGCCAACGGCAGGGCGCTGTCTGGGCTTTCCGTGCAAGAACAGCAAGAAGCTATAGCTAAAAATGTATTTCCTGAAGACATAAAAGCAGTTAAACAAGCCGACGGCGCTTCGCTAGGGCTTTCTAGGTTGTTGAGCGCCTACAGAGGTTATATAACTGGCGATAATACCCAGTCGGCTAACCCCGAAGCTGCACAGTCGCTAGTAGAGCCTATAGAAAAAATTATAGGGAAAGAAGAAGCTGACGCATTGTTGCCTAACATAGCATCTGCTACCTCAGAAGCGTTTGCTAACATGCTGTCCACGGTAAACAGCCGAGCACGTACTTCTGTAGCAACAAAGATACGAGAAGAAATACTTCCTAAGTACGGACGCAAGAACGCGCCTGTCTACAAGGGCGCTGCCTTTAGCCCAGAGATAAGTCAGCTTGCAACGCGCGGACGACTCGCACCTTTGCTTAATAAGCTAATCCCCAGCCAATCGCCCGAGATACAGCGCGTACTACGTAAGATTGGTACGCAAAACCTACGTACTCGCGTTGTCGTTGGTGCCACTCCAGAAGGCACAAGTGGTTTCTACGACGCGGCTACTGATGTAATTACGCTGAATCCAACTAGCGGTATGAATGAGCATACGGTTCTTCATGAGGTAACTCACGCTGCTTTAGCACAGGCACTAAACAACCCAGACCTGCAAATTACTAAAGACTTCTTTGATTTCTATTCGCAGATTGTCCCCACTATGGACGGGTTCTACGGTGGGCAAGACTTACAAGAATTCGCTGCTGAGTTAGTGGGTAACCCAGAGTTCCAAGCACTGCTTAAGCAGGTAAAAGCCCCGCAGGGCAAGAAAACTATGTGGCAGACCATTATGGATGCCATTGCTAAATTCTTTGGTTTTCGCAAAGGCCAGAGTGCTTACAACAAGGGCTTAGACTTTGTAGACAAAATACTCGACGTATCCCAAGGCGTAGAGCCTACGCTTACCGACCAGTTGTTCTTAGGCACGCCTAAAATGGGCGTTGATACTATCGGCAAACTAATGACCAGCGGCAAAGAACTAGTGGGCAGTAAGAAAGAAAGCTTACTAGATGGTCTTTCTAAGTTAGGCACTACTAGCGGAGGCGGAAGGATTCTTAGCAACGCCCTACGTGCGCTTCGCTTAAATGATTTGGTACAGTTATACGGTAAAAAAATACCTGCTCTTGGGAAGCTGCGTGACGCTATCCTCCAACGCCAAGGTGCAGTAGAGAAGGCTAGAAAAGCTGCACAAATAAAATACATAAACTTTAAAAAGATAACTAGAAAGAAACCCAAGCAGGCGGAGCAACTTGCAGAGTTAGCCTCAGAAGCACGGCGAGAAGGCTTTGATCTTGTAGGGGTAGACCCAGAGTTTGATGTGAATGGGCTGTCGGCTGAGCAAAAAGCCAAGTTTAGCAACATGATGACGCGCCTGCGCCGTTTAGATTCTGGCGTGCAGCAGATGTACAAGGATATGCGTGAAGATTACCGGCGCATGTACGATCAATATAAGAGCTATGTTCTAGACCAAGTTAAGGACGGCAAGAAGCGGGCTGAACTAGAGGCAAGATTTCTACGTGAAACATCAGCTCCGGGGTACGTGCCTTTCCTACGTTTTGGTGATTACTTCTTAGACTATACTGATCCGGCTACAGACGAGCGTGTGGTTGAGGCATTCGAGTCCCCGCGTGAAAGGCAAAAATTTATAGACGCCAATAGAAATGACATTGCAGGGGAAAAGGTATTTGATCGCACTGCTAATGCTACTTTTAGTAAGGCAGACTTCCCGCCCAATAGTTTTGTGTCGCAGTTGATGGATGCTCTTCCCGCCGAGCAGCAACCTATTGTGTACGAGCAGCTCCTTACTCTGTACCCCGAAAACTCTTTTATGCAGCGTACGCGTAAGGCAGATAAAGTACGTGGCGAGACTAAGGACTTAGTACAAGGCTACGCAGATACCATGCTCAAGTGGGTTACCAAGCAAGGTAACTTAGAGTTTTTGCCTGAGATACAAAGCAGTCTAAACGAAATAAAAGCCGCTAAGGTTACTGGCGTAGAAGCAGCAGTTAAAGAAGAGATAGGTCGCCGCGAAGAGTTTATTTCTAATCCGAACTACGGTCCTGTGACTTCTTTCTTTGCAACGTCTGCCTACAATTTATTCCTAACAGGCAATGTTTCTTCTGCAATCGTTAACTTAAGTGCGGTTCCTCTACTGTCCGGCCCGTTGCTTGTTGGTGTTTACGGTTTTAGAAAGAGTAACACGGCGCTTCTTCGCGCTATGCGCATTGCCAAGCCGAGCCTAAAAGATTGGAACTCGGATACTCAAACCTTTGAACCTGCGTGGGTTAAAGACCCTAAGTACGCCAGCTTAGTAGAAGGCTTGGATGCTATGGGGCAGCGCGAGCACACCATGCAACGTGAGATACTAGAAGGTTCTAGGCAGCGCGCGCAGGACTACGACGCACTCGGCGCTAAAGCTATGAACCTTGCTAGCCTGCCGTTTACAGAAGCGGAGAAGTACAGCCGTGCTACTACAGCAATAGCAGCGTATGAACTTGCTAAAGCAGAAGGTAAGTCAGACGCAGTAGCAGTGGAGGAAGCCGTAAAGCTTACTATGGATGTGCACACTTCCGGTATGGCGGCAGAGGGTCCTAGCTTGATGCAGGGTAACTTCGGTCGCGTAATGTTTACGTTTAAGAGCTTTATCTGGAACAGTGCTGTTATCACCGCTATGGCAACGAACAACGCCCTGAGGGGGGAGACTCCGGCGATACGTGAGATGGCTCGTAAACAAGTGCTTGGCATCTACGGTATGAGTGCAGCTATCGCGGGTATTAACGGACTGCCTTTTTATGGTGCGGCTGCTACGCTCGCAAACATGATGGATGCTCTGCTTGGTGACGATGACGAACCGTTTAATGCCAAAGAAGAAATGCGTGCATTTACCAACGAGTTTATCTATAAAGGCCCGTTGAATTACATAACTAACTTAGAAATATCTAATCGTGTAGGTCTAGCAAATGGCTTACTGTTCCGAGAAGACCCGTACAGTGTCGAGCAGAATGGCTACGTTATGACCGCTATTATGCAAGCTATGGGTCCTGTGGGTAGCTACGCACTCAACATAGAGCGTAATGCGGGACGTTTGCTAGAACAGGGCGAGATCGGACGGTTCTTTGAAGCTATATCCCCAAGCGCGGTGCGTAATGTAATTAAGACTGGGCGATACATGCAGGAAGGCGCGCGTACTATAGACGGACAGCCTATTGTTGAAGACTTAAGTGGGTACAATTTGTTTTTACAAGCGTTTGGTTTCAGCCCTGCGAGTCTGTCTAGCTTATATGAAAACCGTGCGGCTGCCCTTAACTACCAAGCACAAGTGCGTAATAAAAAGCAGAAAATACTTAAGAAGTACTACATGGGCGTAACTACGGGCGATAGCGACTTGATGCGAGAGTCGCTACGGGAATTCAATGAGTTTAGCCGTAGCTTCCCCGGTCTTGTAGGTCCTGATACGTTAGAGAGATCGTTTAGGTCTAGGCAGTCCTACGAAAAAGACTTAGTGCTTGGTATGAAATTCGATAAAGGGTTACAGAACAAGATAAACGATAAGTTCCTAGCTGAATTTATAGAGCCTTAGACTCGCCACACTCTGAGGCCCTTTACTCCGTCTTCTATTGTTACTTTAGTAACCACTCTAAATTTAAAACGTTTGGTTTCCTCAAGTATTTCTTTACGTGCGGAGGGGGGGTGCAGGCAGGGCACAAAGAACGACCACCCTGCCTTGAACTTCTTCCAGTTAATCTGGTAGCTCACTTTCTCCACTAGCATCGTCTGCTTCCTTCGCTATTGCCCTTGCCCCAATAAACTCTGGGTGAGATGAATCAAGCCACACACAGCGGGTAGGGGTTGTGGTCATAGGCATACCTTTACCCATATCTTTGTTGTGTACTTTTATGCAGCAACCTTTGGCTTTTAGCTCAGCAATAGTGCGGTTGTAGTCCACTTGCTTATGGTCCCAGTATTTCCTTAGCTTACTTACCGCTATGTACACTATTTTTGCATCTGGCTCTTCACGTATATAGAGCGCGCCGCGTGGCTCTAAGTAAGGACGTTTAGTTTTACCTGAACGAGCGTCTGCCTCCGCGTCAATAGACAGAACATTAGGAACGTGCTCGTTAATAAACTCGCCTACTAAAGCAAAGCAATCGCTTACTGGGGCTACCGTCTCTGCACGCATAACTTTAAGCTGAGGCGCTACTTTCTGAAAGATACGTTTCATTCCAAAGTCTATGATGCCGGCTTCTACTGCTAGCACGCCCGCAGCTATATTAGAAGCTATAATAGCAGACCAGTTTCTTTCCCGTTGCGTCAAGCTCAACTCTTTGTCTATCTTAGCCTGTATCCCAAGCAACGTGCTTTTCGCGTGGTCGGGGTTCGCCATAATGTGTTGAACAAAAGGTATGATTGCATGCCCAAAGTTCTGGCTTAACTGGTGGTCAAACATCTGTTTGCCTTCAGCCGTAGAAACTACATCCACGCCTTGGTAGTCAATAGTAAACTCAATGATGCGCATCAGCTCGCCATCAGGTGCGTTCTTCAAGCTCATTAGCTTCTGGTAGAAGGAGGCATTACTCGAAGACAAGGTTATGTTACGCCATGTAATCTCGTTCTTACGGTTGGCGTTTATGTGCATCTGGGCTTTCTCTTTGCCCCTGCCTTGCGAAGCAGCGTAAGCAAACTTACCTACTTCTGTCTCGTCTAAGTTAGTAAGCTCGTCCATAGTGTTGACTATGTTATTCAACGTGCCTAGCTTGTTTATCCGTCCGACTGCGGTGTCGTCTGGCGTACCTAACAACATCTCGGGGTCACCCGCAATACTATTAGCCATACGCAATATTGTAGTTTTGCCTGTACCTGCATGAGGGTGAACTAGGTTTATGATAGCGCCTTTCTGCCCCGTAAACTTAAGTAAGGTAGAGCCAAACCCGCTAAGCGCAGCGAAAGCGTGCACTTCTAAACCCGGTCTATTATATATGTTAAATACTTCTTGCCACTTCTCGTAAGACCCACGGGGCTGTAAGAAGTCACTGTATACGTTAGTAACAGTTGAAGGCGGCGAGTGATATACACCGTCTACTTTTACTTCACTTTCTCCAACGATGAAGGAAGTGTCTCCATCTGCCCAACCAAATTGTACGCGCATTTTATCCGCCGCCTTTTCTGTGCCCAATGCTTTAATGGAGTCAATAACATACTTATGCAAGTGGGGAGTAGATTTTTTATCCGATAGGATACCGTTTTTAGCTAGCACCCTAGTAAGCTCCCGGGTGTCTAACTGTTCATTCTGTATAGTAAACTCTCGTTTACCGTCTCTGGGGAGGTACACGACTCCTATAGCCACGTCGCCGTCGTTAGGATCAGTCATACGTTGGCTTATATAGAAATCATATTCGTACACAAAGTGCGCTTCGCCTTCTTTATCCTGCACATAGATACCGCCGTTCTCTCCTTTTAAATAAGGAGGGCGATACTTAACAGGCCCTACACTATTGCTAGCTCTCTTAACTGTTTGCCCTAGCGTTATGGGGGTCTTTATCTTGCCTTTGTGTGGGCAACCTTTGCACCCGTCAGGGTTATGGGAAGCAAACTCTGTGCATGAGTGCGGGCCTTTAATACCGTGCATCTTACGTTGGGTTGCTTCAAAAGAATAATCAGGGTGACCCTCAGAGAGGATGACCGCCGCCTTCGTGCTGTCGCTACAGAACTTAGCAATTGATAGCGCGTCGAACCAACGCGGTTCTTCTAAATCCTGTCGGGTCCGGATACAATCTTGGAGCTGCATGCACCCGTCACTACGTGTAACTATGCGTTTGAACACACTGGTGTAGTTTGAGTACTCTAATTCTTCAAGCGGGCTTAGTGCTACCGCGCCGCGTTCTACTTCTTCTGCTTCAGAATCTACACCTAGTATTTCTCTTAGGTCGTCCGGTGTAATTCGTTTAGCGTTTGGGCGTATAACAGTTACTGGAGCAGGGGGATCGTATTTTTGATTAAAGGTCCCCGGCACTCTTAATATGCGAGACGCATCAAATACTTTTTGGTCAGCGTAAAACTCTTGTGTAACACAGACTTGCTTTAAACGTTTGCAGATGGGTAGCCACCGCGTCCTTGGCACTTCTTCAGTTAGCGCCCAGTAAGCGTGTATCCCACCGCCAGAATCTATTACTACAGGAAAGGGTAGCCCCACCGTTTCACAAAACTCTTTTAGCGCGAGTTGCGCTTCTTTCTTAGTTTCGTAACCCTTAGGTTGGCCTGTTGCATCGTCTATGTCGTTGGCCTTTCCCTCGCCACAGTCGATGTCTACCCAGATAGACTGTAAAGATTCTACGTTTGTTGCTTCTCTGCTTCCGGCTTCTGTCACCTTCCCTAGCATGAAGTAAACATCCTTGCCTTGCTTAACAAACTGCTCGACTAAAATGTCTACTTCTGCTCGGTCCTTTGTGTACTCTGATTTGAAGCCTGAGCCTGCGCCAACCACACAGTAATAGCCGCCTTTAGGGACTACATAATCTATGAGGTTGAAGTCAGTCATTTTTTATACTCTATTATTAGTTGTTTAATAGTATCTGTTAGTTCTTCACTGGGCTTGTGAACTCCTGAAAACCAGTTGTAAACAGTTTGGCGGCTAACCCCAAGCTGGTAAGCAACTTGAGCCACGGGAACTTCCTTCCGGATGCACACGCGACCTAGTTTTACTCCCAGCATGGTGCCGTCAGCTAGTTTATTTAAGCTACCAAGCCTTGTTGTGTAGCCATAGCTCATTAGTCTTCGTCGCCCCATATATCAATGATGTCAGACATCTCTTCGTCCTCAGCAGGTGCCACTTCTTTTTTCTTCTTACGCTTAACAGGCTCCGTAACTTCCGGCTCTTCTTCGTCCTCAAACAAATCCGGCTGCTTGGTAATCTGTCCTTCAGCTTCAAACATACCATCGTCGTCTTCAACGGCCGCAGGCTCGGCAAATAGACTCTTGCTTTGGTCAGCGGTGAAGCCGTCAACCGCATCAAAAGGAGACGCAGGTTTGTAAGGAATGTACTCAAGCACCTGTACACCACGGAGCCTAAGAGATACACCAGTAGAAGCCATCTTAAACGGGATCATCTCGACTGCTATGCTTACGGTACTACCTGTAGTCAGCATAAAGTCAGCGCCAAGGCGTTCGTTCTGAGCGTCAAACTGAGCAGGTGGCTCGGTTATGCTGCCACTATAAGCTGCTTTCAGACTAGTCTTACCTACAAAACTACCATCGTCTTGCTTCTTGAAAGGCATCTCTAGTTTAGCGGGCCAAGACTTGTCGCGGCTTTTTGCGTTGGTGTAAGCATCCTGCATGATTTTGTACAGAGCTTTAGCTTGAGCGGCAGACAGATTAAAGTCTAGCTCGTAACGCGCACCGTCTTCGGCGGGGTCGCATGGGACGCTTTTACCGTTCTTCCCTGCCTTGTTGTCAAACCGATAAGGCTTATCCAGACGTGGGTAGCGAGCTTCAACGTTCTTGATTATGTGAAATTGATTAGCCATGTATAGTTCCTCTGAGTTTCCTGTAAAAGGATTGGTTGGTTGCGAAGCCGCTTTTAATTGCTGCTCCACGTTCGCAAGTTCTTCCTCGGCTAAAGGTCGAACCGGTTTAAAATATATCCTATACGAGTTGTAATGCTCGACGAGATATAATTCGGTTAAGATATTCTCTACTTCTTCTTGGTTCTTTTCTAAGTACTCGATGTACTTGTACCACCCAAGCCTATTAGTTTCTTTAGCAAACAAGCTGCTCGCGCTTATGCGTACTTCGCAAACTATATTGTCTTTAGGTAGTAATACTTCAATAACAGTATAAAACTTACACGCCGCGCCCCGGTTATACCCGCCGCTTTTAATACTTTTAGCGCAGTCCATGCACCGGTTAGCTTGCACCCTACTATCGGGCACATTGTCATCAGGCCGCGCACAACCAGTAGACCAACACGCTAAGCCATTACTGTCGTAGTAACTCCTAGATAGCTCTCCCCTACGTACTATCACTACTTGTAGCGAATCGCGGGGGGAGTTGGTCCGTGGGTGTATGAAGCACCCATTTTCATTTTTAAGTCGAATCATTTTTTACGCGGCTTTAATACAGAAACAATATACTTACGGTTTGTTTGTAGCCCCGCAGGCATAAGATCAGGGTTGTCCTCAAGAAACTCTTGCATAGATTTGGTAGAGATTCGTTTCTCAAGTAAGTGAAAGGCATCGTTCTTCTTTACGAAGTCGTGCATTCTTTCCCAGTCGCTAGTCCAAAAGTGAGTCTGCACTCGGCGGCTAACTGTGCCAGAGGGCGTTCTTAGACTATCGAGGTCTTGCTCTTCGCAGAGCGCAAGCAGCTTTTCTACTACAGTCTCTTGCTGCTTTTTTATTTTCTTTATATCTTCTTCTTTCTCTTTGACTGCTTCCCGCATCTTAAGATAGATTTTGGTTAGCTTATCTGCTGAATCCTTCATGGCTCCTCCTAATTGAAAGGAAAGCCAGTTTAGGACACTTTAGTTTACAGTGTCAAGCATCTATTTCTTGTTTGTACAAATCAATTATCTTGTTGTGGTTATCTATGTTAGAACGCAGCATCTTATATAGCTTTCGCTCTACTTCGCTGCCCTCAATGTGCACCACAGTCATTGGGTTGTGTTGTCCCGGCCGGTCAATACGAGCGTTTGCTTGTAGGTAAGTTTCCACGCTAGTTACTGGGGCGTACCATATAATAGTATTAGCCGCTGTAAGTGTAAGCCCGTGCGAAGCTGCCATAGGTTGGATGATTAGCACTTTTATTTTGTCGGTAGTCTGAAAGTCTTTGATTATCTCACTTCGTTTGTTGACCGATACCTTGCCTGAGATTACCTCTGCGCTTATCTTGCTTTTCGCGCAAAACTCTTTAAGTAGCTCGATAGTGTGCGTAAATGGGACAAACACTAGTACTTTGTGTGACGACTCGTCTATTACTTCTCTGATAACCTTTAGTCGGTTGCTAACATCGAACTCAATAACCTCACGGTCATCGGAGTAGACTGCTCCTCCTGATACTTGCAGGAGTTTGTTAAGGTTAGTCGCTGCGTTGACAGATGTAACTTGTTCTCCGTCTGCCTCCATCATCATACGATTTTTAAGTATTTTATAGTACGAGGCTTGTTGAGCAGTAAGTGGCGCTTCTCTATCTACGAAAGTAACCTTAGGCAGGTCTAAGCACTCGTCTTTACGAAACCTTATCGCCGGCTGTAAAGCAGCGTGCACAATCTCACTAGCCTCTGGTTTCGGTCGCCAAACGTATTGAGAAATTTTTTGCATAACTTTATCTTTGAACTGCCCAAAGTATTGCGGTACATTTTTAGGGCTAACTAGTTTTGCTAAGCCAAACGCATCTACTGGAGATTGTGCTGCGGGAGTACCTGTAAGCATCCAAAGCCAGTCTTTGTTTTTACAGATGTCTCGCAATATCTTCCACCGGTTTGTCTGTGAGTTCTTGTAGGCGCTAGCTTCATCTACCACAATTAAATCAAACCCACCTTTCTCTATCTCTTCTTTTACTACCGCCACACCATCAAAGTTAATAATGACAAACTCTGACCCTGCGTTGATTATCTTCCTGCGCGCGTTAGAGGTGCCATGCGCTACGGAACAAGTGCGGTGCATAGCAAATTTAAACAAGTCTTCCTGCCATGCAGATTTCATAATAGACAGAGGACATATAACAAGAACTCGGTTGATAACCCCTTCCTGCATTAAGTAGTCCGCTGCCCATATTACAGAAGCAGTTTTGCCCGTGCCTTGCTCGTTAAAACAAAAAGCTTTTTTGTTAAGCGTTAAGAAAGACGAAGTTTTCTTTTGGTGCTCAAATGGCTCAAAGCGCCCTGACCACTCATACTCGCGTCCTATAGGAGACGGCACATCTTTAACTCCAATGCTGTTTAACACCTGAGCCTCGTGTAGTCTCCACGGTAAAGCTAACTTGAAATAACCATCGTCTTGCTCTGCTACCTTGTAATTTTTTAGCTGTTCTGTGACAAGGTGCGGACGCTTAGTCTTAAGCACCATTGCGCGGTTGTTTATTATCTTCATGCTGTAGAGGTCTTCCTTTTCTTGCGCTCACGCGAGCTGGTTTCAGACACTAAGTTGCCCTTAGCGTCCCGCTTAAAGGATCGGTTGCGGCTTGCGGTCTCTACTTTAGTGCCGTCAGAGTTCTTACCGCCTTTGTCCATAGCCTTAACGTGAGCTACATCCTTACCGTCGCCTTTAGAAACTTTCCCCTCTCGCATTGCTTTACGCCTAGCTTTGTTGCGTTGAGCGCGTTTCTTTTTCTGCTCCTCGGTGCCTTGGTACTTAGCGTACTCGGCTCTGTAATCTCGTTTTCTGCTACCAGTCATAACTAGGCTCCTCGGTGTACCTGCTTAAACTTCTCCATGGGTATATACACGCACTCTTCTATATCGAGGGCATCCCCTCTGTCGGTGCGTCCACCTTCGCTTGATTCGTAAATGTCCTCCATCTTAGCAACCATAAGAATGTCGGTGAACTGTACTAACAGTAACGCGGGAACCTTCAAAGCCGAGGCTAACTTTAGCATTGCTTGGTGCTTTGCAGCGCTTAGCATATAAGTTGGATATTTATCGTGTGTGTTAGTACGTACTTTAAGTTCTGCTACTGCATAGAGCGTATTGTGCTTGGTGCATATCAGCCTATCAACCACGCTTAACTGGGGCAGTCTCATACACACAGCGTTGTGCGAAGTCTCAAACGCTTTAAACACTTCTTCTTCTTTCATTAAGTCGTCTTGCTTTTCGTATATAGGGCGCATCATTTTCTCCTATGGTGTTCACAGCTAGTAACCGGACAGTACGCACATAGTGGGCCGTCCATAGCATTCCAAACATCGTTTTCTTGTGCTACATCTAGTCTTTCTAGCGCGTCGTCAAACACACTTAAGTAAGACTTGTACATGTCTACAGTGTGCCTTTTTTGTATGAACTCATTACTTACTACGTATGCTAACGCAGACTTAACTACTTTTACTTCGGGGTAGTGCACGAAGGTAGCACCCGCTAACATGTCAAGCTGCTTGGTGTCCGCATACTTGGCGTTTTTGCCTGTCTTATAGTCTACAAGAAAAGCCTTCTCGCCGTTAACTATTAGAAGGTCAGCAATCCCCCGCCACCAAACGTCTTTGGCAAAGAACCCAGTAGGCTTATAAGAATTACCATCTTTAGCAAGTCCCATGCGTATCTCGCAGTGCTTTTCTCCTTCTATATTGTTTAGCGAGTCTAAGACCTTCTTTATGTAATTAAACTTAGCGGGTATCGGAGTGTTGGTTTTTATGTAGTCTTCCGCTGCTTTATGTACTTCGTTCCCGTAGTACATTGCGGAGCTACCTACGTCTTTCACGTCTTTAGCTACTTTCAAATGGTAGTATTTCTTAGGGCATTGCTTAAATGTACTTAAGCTGCTGTAAGACCAAGCTGTCATAGTAAACCCCTTTCTTTTAGGATTTCATAGTTCGCTGTATGAGCGTCTTTTATGTCTTGCTTGCCTTGCCCATGGTACGCAACTGCTAGGTGTTCTGTAACTAGGGCAGCGTTGATTGAAGTTTTAGCTGATATAAAGATTACTCCCAAGAATCTTCCAAACTTACCTTTCTCACGGGTTTGGAGCTTATAGGTTCCTCCGACGTGGAGCGCGTCTTGGACAAACTTCTTTGCCAAGAGTCCGGCAGCTTTTTCTTGAGCATCTCGCGTGCGGCACTCTGGAGTATCAACACCATAGAGACGTATGCGCTCACTGCAACGCCAAGTGCCAAAGCCAAGATCAATATCAACATCGACAGTATCTCCATCAACAACACGTGAAATTTTGCATTCATATTCGTACATTACTCTCTCTCTTTTTTAGGAGGGCGATATGCGCCTACGTCTCGGTTGGTTGGATCGGTTAGGGAATCGTTTCGCCCACCGTCGAACCGTTTCTTCGGGCCTTCGGTTAAAGTAAATGCGCGTGGGGGGCACTTTGTTACCCTGCCACCGTTGGCTAAATATTTTTTAACATCCTGCGCTATCTTTTTTTGTTGTCTTTCTTTCTCGCCTTTGGTTGGTACATTTATCTTTGTCGTGGTCACTAATTAATACCTGTGTAGAAAACGTGCTTGTGTATCTTGGTTGTAACTTCCCCAGTGTAAGCCCACTGTGGGAACACCTTTGTGCTATGGTAGTGAGTCGCGCCTGCTGTAATATCAGGTACGAACCCACTCAAGTGCGCAATGTACAGCGCGTTAAACCACGCTTGTTTGTTCTTCGGGTCATCCGACTTGCCATCACAATAAAAACTAAACTGGCATTTGTTTCTTACAGGGTTGCCTCGCCAATAGTACCCTTGTTTAACCACGTCACACGCATTGTCTGGGTAACGTGGGTCTTCAATTCTGTTTCGTATTACTTGAGCAACTGCAACTTGTCCTGCACCGGGTTCGCCCCGGGCCTCAAAGTATACTGCGACTGCTATGCACATAAGCGCAGAAGTAATCACCTGTACGCTTCCTGTGTTTCTAAGCAACGGATTACCTTAGCAGCGCGCAACTGTGTTTCGTAGTCGAACGTATCCCATAGCGATTTAAGTTTTTTAACGTTGCGTTCATTACTTTTCTTATTGCGGTTAGGTCCGCGTCTGCTGCTCTCTATATCATAATACCCACAGTCTCGTACAAACATAATTATTTCCCTGTTGTTCTGCCAGATATTTCTAGGGGGTTATGCGCCCCGCGTCGCTCTACTTGATACACTTCAAACTGCTCACCTTCCACACGTATGCCGTAGGTAAGTTTTTCTTCTTTGGCGCAGAACTCTGCTTCTTCTAAAGCACCTTTAAAATCAGTGAAGTACGACATTTGCTTCTATCTCGTATAAATAGTTAATGGTGTCTTCGTTAACCGAAAACATTTCTGCGCCGTTGTTGGTATGAAACTTAAGTGCGCTATCTGATTTAGGTGACATCGTTACCACCGAGTCTACTGTCGGAAGAGCTACTGTTACAAACTCTATTAGCGAGCTAATCAACTGCCGGCCAGCACCCTTTTTGTAAGACCAAATAGAGTACGGACAAGCAAGGGTAGGGTCAGCATTCGTTACATCTTCGCCGTCTTCGGTTTCCATAAAGAACCCACCGTTAGCTAGCATAAGCAAGTCGTCTTCGTCGGTAACTACAAACGCTGTTAACACTACACATACTACAGCTTGTACTTCCCCGCTATCTCCATCTACTTCAGCAAACACTCTGAAAGGGCCGTGAAACCTAGCCTCGTCTGCGTCAAACAAGTTAGGTCGCACGGGGTCATCCTTAATTAGATGCAGATGGTTTTCTACGTTGCACTCAATCAGCATCTTCAAACTCCTGAAGTATCGCCTCTAGCTTTTCCACCGCCTCGGTTGCACGTTGCAACATAGCCATAAGTTCTTCGGCGTCAGCACCATCTACTTCTATTGTTATCTTCATTCGCCGTTCTTCTTTTTAGTTCTTACAAGCAACATGCCGCCTAATACTAACGCGTTTGGCTCTGCCACCTTAAAAGCAAAGTTTTCTTCCTCTTCTTGCAATACGGGTTCTAAACCTTCAGGCAGTTTAAGTCTAGTCCATGTGTATTCAACATTTTCGTTTTCCGTATCCGCCATTATTTCACCCCGTGTATCTCAATCAGCAGGTCAATACAATGTTTAGCTTTTTCTAAGTCCGACAAGGGTTGCCCCTTTAACTTCCAACGAGTAATGTATTTCACTACGTTACCTTCAAGCAAAGACAAGCCGTTCTTCTCTGCGTACTCAGCAGGTTGGATTGCCATGTTCTTGTAATGATTACCGCCCGTCTGTGTCTGTAGGGCTGTCTGCTTGTTCGGCAACTTTGAGTCGCTCATTTTCGTTCTTGGCACTTCTGCTGTTAACATTCTCTTCTTCCTTCTGTTTTGGTTTCTCAAAGATTTTTGCCCAATTCTCCCCGAACTCGTGCAGAGGTACGAACGTGGGTCTGCGTTTACTTCCTTTACCATTCATCGGTATCTCCTTGGTCTACCGTTACTGGGCCTTTATCATTCATTCGCGTGTCCTCCCCCATTCCCTACAGTTGACCTCCACTTTTTCGCGGCCTCTTCTTTACTGCCTTCTATATCTGGCTTAGTACCACTCTCGTCTTCACCTTCATGGCCTCTTTGTCGGTTCCCTTCGCCATTTAATTCGGTTAAATCTTGTTGCGTTTTTCTGAAGTCTTTATCTTTACTCTCCATTAGCGTGCTCCAAAATTGGTAAGGCCCGTAGCGTGGGCTAGACGGTGTATACACAGTGCCGAGAACGAAACCTACAGAGAGGTTCGAGTGATGAGCTACTGTTATACACTGCGGGTGTTTTTTGGTCATGCTCAAACCAACCCACCGCCCGCTGGGGGACTGCTAACATTCTCCGTACGATCTTCCGAACCCGCCTTCACAGTCGAGGGGTAAGTCCGGTGCCCAAGTAGGGCGTATCTTCATAGCTTCTTCGACGTGACGCATACCTTCTTCTACTTCTTCTTCAGGGACAATACAACCTATCGCGTCATGTACGGTCATAACCACTTTATATTTTTTAGCAACTCT